AATCAACATCCCAACGCCCATTATGGCAGGTGTCAGAACACCCATACGTCAATTTGCATCTTGTGTTCTGGTTGATTCTGACGATACCCTCGATAGTATCTTTAGCTCTGATATGGCTATTGGGAAATACGTTGCACAAAGGGCTGGTATCGGCATTAACGCTGGACGAATCAGAGGAATCAACTCTCGAATCAGAGGTGGAGAGGTTCAGCACACAGGTGTTGTACCCTTCCTTAAGAAATTTGAGTCTACTGTCAGGTGTTGTACACAAAACGGTATCAGAGGCGGGTCCGCAACTGTCCACTTTCCTATCTGGCATCAAGAAATCGAGGACATCTTGGTTCTCAAAAACAACAAAGGAACCGAAGACAACCGAGTCAGAAAACTCGACTACAGTATCCAGTTAAGTAAACTATTTTATGAAAGATTTATTACAAGTGAGGACATCAGTTTATTCTCTCCTCATGATGTTCCTGGTCTTTATGATGCTTTCGGAACTGAAGGATTCGATGACTTATACAGACAGTACGAGTCAGACGAGACCATCCCTAGAAAGACTATTGCTGCCCAAGAATTAATTCTTGATCTTCTTAAGGAGAGAGCAGAGACTGGTCGTATTTACATAATGAATATCGATCACTGCAATGAGCATTCATCTTTTAAAGACAAGGTTACTATGAGTAACCTATGTCAGGAGATTACTTTACCTACTACACCTATCCAACATATCGATGGTGAAGGTGAGATAGCATTGTGTATACTATCTGCTGTTAATGTAGGTAAACTACGTAACCTTGAGGAGATGGAAGAACTATGTGACCTTGCTGTACGTGGACTGGAAGAGTTGATTGACTACCAACAGTATCCAGTTGAAGCAGCAGAAAGATCTACAATAGCACGTAGATCATTAGGTGTAGGGTTCATTGGATTAGCACACTATCTTGCAAAGCAAGGTGTTAAGTATGAGGATCCAGAAGCATGGAAACTAGTACATGATTTGACTGAATCATTCCAATACTATCTACTCAAAGCATCTAACCAGATTGCTAAGGATAAAGGACCATGTGACTACTTCGAACGTACTAAGTATGCTGACGGTGTTCTACCTATAGATACTTACAAAAAGGATGTAGATGAATTGGTTCCAAACGAACTTCACTGTGACTGGGAAGGACTGCGAGGAAGTATCCTTACGCATGGACTCAGACATAGCACTCTATCTGCACAGATGCCATCCGAATCATCTTCGGTTGTTTCCAATGCTACAAATGGTATTGAACCACCCAGAGATTATCTCTCAGTCAAGAAGTCTAAGAAAGGACCACTTAAGCAAGTTGTACCACAAATTGCATCCCTTAAGAACAATTATACGTTGCTCTGGGATATGCCTAGCAATACTGGGTATATTAATATTGTTGCTGTTATGCAGAAGTTCTTTGATCAAGCAATTTCTGGAAACTGGTCCTATAATCCAGAGCATTTCGAAAACTCTGAAGTACCTACTTCGGTGATGGCACAAGACCTTCTTACCACATACAAGTATGGTTGGAAGACCTCTTACTATCAGAATACATATGATAGTAAGAAAGATATAGATGAACCTGCACATTCAATAGGATGGAAGGATAATTTGCCAGATGAAAAGCAAAGTATGGTTAATCTACTTGATGATATATTTTCTACTGAAGAGGAGGCGTGTGAAAGCTGTGCGATCTGAGATTAAAGGCATGACAGTATTTAATACTAGTCATAACGATACAACCAAAGGACAGATGTTCTTTGGTCCTCCACTAGGAGTCCAGCGATACGATAAGTTTAAGTATCCTATATTTGACAAGTTAACACAGACACAATTAGGATTCTTCTGGAGACCAGAAGAAGTATCATTACAAAAAGACAGGGCAGATTATCAAACACTCAACAAAGCACAGAAACACATATTTACTAGCAATCTCAAGTATCAAATCCTCTTGGACTCCGTACAAGGTCGTGCTCCTGGTATGGCTTTTGCTCCATACTGTTCTCTACCTGAGCTCGAAGGTTGCATGAATATATGGCAGACTATGGAGATGATTCATAGCAGATCATATACTCATGTAATTAAGAATGTATACCCTGACCCATCAGAGGTCTTTGATACTATACTAGAGGATGAGAAAATACTAGCACGTGCTGAGTCAGTGACCAGAGCATATGATGACTTCATTAATTATGCTAATGAGTATGGTCAGAGCAGTGCTTGGACAGATGAGATGAAGGATCATCCTAACTCAGAGTGGACACGTAAAGATTTAAAAAGACATCTCTATAGGGCAGTTGCTAATGTATACATTTTGGAAGGTATTAGATTTTATGTCTCTTTCGCTTGTAGTTTTGCTTTTGGTGAGCTTAAGTTACTTGAAGGTTCTGCTAAGATCATATCATTGATAGCAAGAGATGAGTCACAACACATGGCAGTCACAAATAATATATTAAACAAGTGGAAAGAAGGTGACGATCCAGAAATGATTGACATCATTAAGGAAGAAGAGGAAAATGTATACCAGATGTTTAAGGATTGTGTAGAAGAGGAGAAAGACTGGGCTCAGTATTTGTTTAAGGATGGATCTATTATTGGTTTGAATGATAAACTATTACAGAACTATGTTGAGTGGACTGCTAATCGTAGATTAAAATCGATAGGATTGAAACCTATCTTTGATGTACCACTAGCAAACAATCCATTACCATGGACTGCACACTGGTTATCATCTAAAGGTATGCAAGTTGCACCACAAGAGACAGAGGTCGAGAGCTACATGGTGGGTAGCATCAAACAAGACGTTAAGAAAGATACATTTGCTGGCTTTAAATTATGAACGACTATCCTGATCAGAGTAGGAAAGAGTTTGAATGTAATGATATAAGAACCTGTAAACTAAGAAAGGCAGGTGATTGGATTGGATATGACTTTGAGAATCCACCTATCTTTTCAGACTTTGCACCTGAGTGGAAGTATACTATAGGTCAAAAGAAAATAAACATAGACCTTGATGTATTAACAGAACTTTTATTAAAGAAAGAAAGAGAACTTATTGATACATATCCTGCTGCCAGTGATGGTAGTACTAGGTTGGGACCAAAGAGTGTCACTTCTAGATTCCAATACTTTAATGTTATGGATAAGGAGACATGGGACTATGATATAATACATCAAATTCGTAAAGAGATTAAGACTTTTCACAAACAATATGTGAGAAGTCTTTTTGGACAGGATCATAGAGTCCCTCGTACTCGTATTAGATGTTGGTTTAACGTCATGAGAAAGGGTGAGAAGATCCAACAACATTATCATTCTGCACATGGATACACATATATTGGAGGTCACATCACTGTTAAGTGTGGTGATAGTTCTACGATATATGTGACACCATTTGAACATGACAAACCATTTGAATTAAAGAACGAAGCAGGTAGTATAACTCTGTTTCCTAATTACATACCACATTACACAACAAGACACAAGACAGATGAACCTAGAATAACTATGGCGTTTGATCTTACCTTGTTGAATAATGTAGTGCAGTTTGATACAGACGCAAAACAATTACCAATGCTATGATTGAAGAAGACAAAGACTGTACTGATGAATTGATGGAATGCACCACTGAGTGTGATGTAGATGATAAAGAATGTAAGGATTCTTGTGTTGAAGAATACAATGAGTGTGTTATTCCAGAACCAGACTGGAGACAAGAGATGAAAGGTTATACCTCTAGTAGGTATGAATTGGATCTCTTAGAGAATGGACCGAAGAGTCTGTCTCAGTCATGGATGATGGGTGCATTACATAACAAGTGGAAGAAGATTAAAGGAATCAAGGATCCTGAACCACCAGATTGTCAATCTAGTTTAAGTGAGTTTTATAAGAAACAGGATAAGTATGACTGAAATACATTCTTATGGTGATGACATGGAAGTCCTTCATAAGTCTGAGAATGAAGGTAACAGAAATATTATGGGGTTTGATTGTCCACAACCACTAACCCCTTATGCACCACCACAACAACGTTGGTTGATACTAGAAGGTACAGAGTTTGATGTTGACTGTGATGTATTAACAAAATTGTTTTTAAAAAAAGAACAATGGGTTATTGATACCTATGCTCCAGACACTGATGTTGCACCTCAAGCACCACCATTAACACAGAGACTGAGCCAGTATAATATATTTGAGTGGGAGTCTGAGTGTGTTGAATTGTTTAAACTACGTAAGATAATTAAAAAATTTCACAAGGAATATAATAAAGTGGTGTGGGGTAAGGACTATAGGTTCAAAGAAAAATTATGGATACGTTGTTGGATGAATGTCATGAGAGAAGGTGAGGTGATAGGAAATCATATTCATTCAACAAGTCCTATATCATATCTGGCAGGTCATATGACTATATCTTGTGATGATTCTCAAACGATATACTCACATCCATTATTTCAATTACCTGATGGACATAAATTTTATAGTGATAACAAAGCAGGTACATTAACTCTTTTTCCTGCAACAGTACCACACTGCACTACAGTACAGAAAACTAACACACCTAGAGTTACTATCGCATTTGATTTAGCTATTAAAGATGATCCTAAAGCAGTACTATTACCATTATGAGCAAGAACGAAACAATTAAATTTATCATCAGACAAGATGGAACCGTAATTGAAGAGGTTATTGGTGCAGAATCTGGAAATTGTATAAATCTTACAGAGTCTATTGAAGAAGCATTAGGTTCAGTAGTTACAAGAGAATATAAACCAGAATACTATAACAATGTCACACTTCAGCACAATCAAAACCAAGATCAAGAACAAACCACAACTAATTGAAGCATTAGAACTTCTACAGTATAACGTAGAGGTTGATGTTGCGTTAGAGAACCCATGGGATCATAAGCATAAACAATGGCAAGTTGATGTTGCTGTTGGTAATGACATTGGATTCAGACGGAACAAGGAAGGTGTTTATGAACTTGTTACAGATCTTCAAACTTGGAAGCAACCTATTCCACCTCAGAGATTCATTGAAAAAGTTACTCAACAGTATGCTAGAATGACTGTTCACAACACAGTCAAGGACTTAGGTTTTCAAGTTCAAGAAGAGTGGGAGATGGATGACAACAGCATAGAACTTACTGTAACTAGGTGGGTTCATTAATATAAAAACATTATTAAATGCTATAATATCTAACTAAATAGGTTTATGAGCGTAATAATCTACCAAGAACATTGCGAGTATCTAGAGAAGCAAGTTGATGAACTCCAGGAGGAGGTCTTGTTTCTTAAGACTCAGCTTGAATACAAAACTATGGGTCTCCCAGATGGAGGACTAAATATTGAGGACTAGATAATGAATATGTGGAAAAAGATAACCAAACTTCAGAAGGAAGTTATGAGAACCCCTGGACCTATAAGGGTTCAACTTTTACTTCTGCTGACATTGACAGCTTCTTCGGTTACGTCTACTGCATTACAAATTTGCAATCGGGCAAACAATACATCGGAAGAAAATACTTTTACCAACGTCGTAAACCTAGAGGTGGTAAGAGAAGGGTTACGTCTGAGAGTGACTGGAAGAGATACTATGGAAGCTCTGACGAACTTAAAGCAGATAGAAAGCTACTTGGGAACGAGTTATTCAAGAGAGAGATCCTCTCACTCCACACCACAGGGGGACGCACCAACTATGCAGAGACAAAGGAACTCTTCTTGAACAATGTGTTACAAGAAACTCTGGATGATGGTACACCAAAGTATTATAATAGTAACATCTTAGGACGTTACTATAAGAAGGATTATTTTAAAGAAGAATGACAGGCGTTAAATGTCTTGCTTGCGGTAAAGAACTGTTTGCTAGTAAAGTACAGTTTGTATGTTGTGGATGTTCTAATATGACATCCCTTCATGGAGATACTGTGTCGGCAAATAACATGTCTCAGGTAGAACTGTTACAAATTAATAAGAATGTTAAGAAAGCATCACTTTTCTCTAGTGATGAGTTAAAATACCAAGAGGCTCGCCGTAATCGGAAAGTCCGTAAAATGACCTTTGAGGAGAGATGATTAACCTAGAAGAAAAATTTGGATCCTACATCAATAGTAGTAAGGGATTTAGAATAGATGGAGTGATTGAACAAGTCACAGGATATGGATACCATTGTGATGGTTCGGACATCATAGGGTACTGGGTTAATACAAGAAACTATAAACTGTACTATAATATGAACGAACAGTTCTTAAAAATGGAACCTTTGAATGAACACAGCAACATAAAATGAAAATATTTTTAGACACCGCAGAGGTGGGTCAAATCGTTGATGGGTATAAGACTGGTCTGGTTGATGGTGTTACCACTAACCCAACTCTTATACTAAGGTCAGGTAGGCAGCAGAGTGATGTGATTGAAGAGATCTATCAAGCATGTCCTAACCTTGAGTCTATATCTGCTGAAGTAGTTGCTGAGACTGCTGATGAGATGGTAGAACAAGCACAACCTTACATTGCCCTCAGTGATAATGTTACAATTAAAGTACCTTGCACACGTGAGGGATTAAAAGCTTGCTATGAACTTAGCAATGATGGTATACTTACTAATGTAACTCTTGTGTTCTCAGTATCACAGGCAATACTTGCTGCTAAAGCAGGTGCAACTTATGTCTCACCATTCGTGGGAAGGGTAGATGATAATTCTTTTGGAGGTCTGTGCCTTGTAAAAGATATCGCTAATACATATAAGAGGCATGATGTTGAGACACAAATCCTTGCTGCTTCCATTAGGAATGTCAGGGATGTAGGTAGGGCTTTTGAATATGGTGCAAACGTGTGTACCTTACCTGTTAAAGTTTTCAAAGGAATGTACAAACATATTCTAACCGACAAAGGATTAGAGTTATTTGATAATGATTATCAACAAGCACTAAAAGAATCCATATGAAAAATTTCACCGTATATTCTAAGGACGGATGTCCTTACTGCCAAAAGATTATAGAGGTATTAGGACTGTCAGAATTAAATTACGTTGAGTATAAGTTGGATATAGATTTTACAAGGGAAGCATTTAATGGCCAGTTTGGTGATAATGCTACCTTCCCTCAAGTTGTAATGGATCAAACAAATCTTGGTGGATGCCAAGAGTCTATAAGATACATGCAACAAGAGAATATATGCTGTGTGGTATAAAGCAATGATAGAAATTAATGAAGATGAATGGAAAGCCGACCTTGACAAGTGGCAAGAAAAGGCTGAGAAAGGTGAAGTGGTCTTGATAAAAAAACCAGATGGTGCTACAATACTGATGGTCCCACAAGATCCAGCAGACTTGTCTGGTCTGTGTGACATATAAACCTACAGGAGATACACTATGTCCGACGTTAGAACACATTTGATTAAGGCAAAGGAAGAGATTAGATTAGGTTTGATTGGTGCGTTAGAAGAAGAGTATGTTGAGTTAGTTCCACAATTAGCAGCAATGTATACAGATCTAACTGAAAAGTTGAAGGTAGTACGTGCAGAGTTTGGTGGTGATGATGTAGTAGAGTTTGGTGGTCATTTATATAATGTCCCTACTCAGTACAATTTTAATCTTGAGAGTAACGTTGATTTGAATACAGGTCTATTCAAAGATGATATCATAAATGATAACACAGTTACATTCAATGATAATACAGTTACATTCATTGATCCATCTTTAGATGGTGTTGATATTAAAATTGATACATCAAATCATCCAGACAATGTAGTTACGGTTGGTAAAGACTAGATAAACAAGAGACCCCTTCGGGGGTCTTTTTTATTGCCTAAATACTTTTAGCTTAGAAAAAGTGTCTTCAGGACTAGAAGTATGTCAAAACTCTTAGCGAATCAAATCGCAAATTACAATGATAACGGACCTGTAGAAGCGAAAGAAGGACTGAACCTTCCTACAGGAAAACCACTACAACTAAATGGTGTTGTTGGTACATCAGGCCAATACTTGACTACTGATGGTACGTCATTGCAATGGACAACACTACCTACTATTCCTCCTGCACAGATACAGGTTGACTGGAATGAATCAACACCTAGTGAGACAGATTATATAAAAAATAAACCATCGTTAGCTAGTGTTGCTACCAGTGGTAACTATTCAGATTTAATTAATAAACCTACCATTCCACCTGCACAGATTCAATCTGACTGGAACGTAGGTACACCAAGTGATGTCGCATTTATTAAAAACAAACCAGCGTTTTCACCTGTTGCTACGAGTGGTGCTTACACAGATTTAACTGGAAGACCTAGTATACCTGCTAACCTTGGTGATCTTGGAGTAGGGTCTAATGATATTAACTTTGCTCAATATAAAATATTTTATTCTAATGTATGGAATACATTAACTGACCTACAGACAGTTAGTACCAGTACATATCATGGTATGTTTGCTCATGTTCACGCTACTGGTAGTGGATACTTTGCACATGCTGGAGCATGGGTTGAACTATTAGATGTAAACAAATCTATTGGTAAACTTGCTGACGTATACACCACTGGTGTTACAGATGGTCAGGTATTGAAGTGGGATGCTGCAAATAGTAGATGGTCTCCTGCTGATGATGATAACTCTGGTGGAGGAGGTGGAGGTGGATCCAGTACATTTGCAGGTTTAACTGATACACCTGCTAACTTTACTGGTGCTGCTAGTAAAAATGTAGTAGTCAATGCTGCTGGTAATGCTCTTGAGTTTGTTGATGAAGGTACTAGTAGTAATGAAATTATCCCAGTAGCATTCGCACATGTGACTAATGATAGTGCTGGTACTGGTACTGGTATATCATGGGGTGCTTATAGCAGTTCCAATGGTAGAATAGAATTTACATTTGATACTGCTCAACCAGATACAGACTACTATGTTCTTTGGACAAGAGAACAATATTCATATCATAATATAGAGGTAAGTAATAAAACAACCACAGGATTCAGAACAACATGGACTAATCAAGATACTACTCTGTTAGCACCTAGTATATTTTCTGGTGCTCTTGTAGTTTATGCTTCTACACCTACAAAGAGTGTTGGTGCTGGATGGAATGAAGTACTACCTATTGCGACAGCAAATGTTCTTGGTGGTGTTAAAGTTGGATCTGGTCTAGCAATAACTGGTGCTGGTGTTCTTTCTGCAACTGGTGGTGGTGGAGGAGGAGGTGCTACAGCATTAGATGGACTAACTGATGTTACTATAACTTCAGTACAATTAAATCAAGTATTAAAATATGATGGATCTGCGTGGACTAACCAAGCAGATGCTACTGGTGGTGGCGGTGCTGGTGTTACTGATGGAGACAAAGGTGACATAGTTGTATCATCTAGTGGACAAACTTGGTTGATAGATGCTGGTGTTGTTGATACAGATGAACTGGCAGACACAGCAGTCACTGCTGGATCATATACAGCAGCAGATATTACAGTAGATGCTAAAGGAAGAGTTACTGCTGCCACTTCAAATACATTATCAGGACTAGCATCTAGAGGTACAGACAGTGCATCGACAGGAGCTATTGCAGATCTAGCTGCACAAAATGTAACATGGACGTGTGCAAAAACATATTCATTACTAAAAGTACAAGTATCTCATCCATGTTGGGTAACACTTTACATTGATACTTTAACTAGAACTAGTGATGCTTCAAGAAACATACATACTGACCCTCTACCAGGATCAGGTGTGGTTGCTGAGGTTGTTTCAACAGAGGCTACTACAATTAATATTACTCCAGCAGTTACAGGTTGGAATAATGACAGTACACCAGGAGCAACTGTGTATGGAAAGGTAGTTAATATGTCTGGTTCAACAAATGATATAACCGTAACTCTAACTTACGTAAAACTAGAGGCATAACATGGCTGAAAAAATTTACCACGTTACTCTTAAAAAAAGAGAGGATCTAGAAGGATTTTATGCCGACATGAAATCTGATGGTCATAGGTTAAGCATGAAGCGTCCTATTAGTAGGGTCACTCATTATTGGTTGACTGAAGAAGCAGTAGAAGAAATAAAGAAAGATAGTAGAGTCCTTGATGTAGAGCTTAACCTTACTGATTCAAATATCATTGCTACTCCCCATGCACTGATTAATTATGAACCAGTTGGAATGACTGATCTTTTCCAGAAGGATGGAATTTTTAATAGTGCTAACCATAGAGACTGGGCCAAGTTATTTTGTAGTGGAACCTTAGCACAGAGAAGAAAGAATGTATGGGGTGATGGTGGATCAGGTCCAGAAACTGTCACTGATACTGCTGAATGGTTTAATAATGGTAAACATGTTGATGTAGTTATTTGTGATCAACCAGTATCAATTGACATGGCAGAATGGAATAGTCCTACTACAGGGATCAGTAGGTATGTCCAGTATCAGTGGTATCAAGAATTAAATGGGTATGTTCAATCTATTGATGATGATGGGCAGACATTACCAACAGGTGCATATCCAAACTATGTAACGAATGCAAACAACTTAAGTTATCATGGTACTCACGTAGCAGGTACTGTTGCTGGACAGTTTTATGGATGGGCTACTGAAGCAAATATCTATAGTCAGGGTCTTCTTGGTGGTGCTGGTGGATCAACAGTTGCTGATAGTCCTTTGCTAGCCTTTGATTATCTAAGAGCATTTCATAAGTATAAAGCAATCAATCCTGAGACAGGATTTAGAAATCCTACTGTCACAAATCATAGTTGGGGTTACTCTATTAGACAAACTGATTATTGGGAGTATCCTGTTGACATTTCTAAAATTCTTGGTGTTTCTTGGCTTGGTAATTGGTATACTCCATCCAATCCTAATCCAAGTGGTTGGACTTGGGCTGGACTTGAAGCAGACTTTGGGTATAACACAACTAAAGGACTTCAGATATCCAGGACTGATGTGAATGCAGATGTTGAAGATGCTATTCAGGATGGTGTTGTAATCATTGGTGCTGCTGGTAATTCAGATGACTATGCACCTGAGTATAATGGAGATCCAAATTATAATAACTTTATACAATTTGACAGTCCTTATTGGACCTATTGGTATGGGTGGAGAGGATCAAGTCCAAATAATGTAACTGGTATTGATCAGGCTGTTAATGTTGGTAACTTAAGTAACTACGCTGACCTTAGAAAGTCTGCAAGTTCAACTTATGGTCCAGGTATTGCAATTTGGGCTCCTGGTAGTGAAATATTATCTTGTTTTAATAATTCTACTGGGTATCTTGATACCAAGTATGGAGGAGACAACTTCTTTAAAGCAATATCTGGTACGAGTATGGCATCTCCACAGGTGTGTGGTGTAGCAGCATGTTTAGCGACTAATAAAATGAGGTTTACCAATCGTGATTTGATTGGGTACTTAGAGTATGCATCTATCAAAGGTGAGATGTCATGGGATTTAGGTACTGCTGGTAGTAATTATTTTATTGATGTTAATGGTATTAACAGCTCCCAATGGGATGTTTCTGGAACAGATGCAAATGGAGCAGTCTCTGGAAATAATGTTCCCATAACAATAATGGCAGGAGATGCATTGTGGTTCAGTCAACCTTTTGGTGGTTCTCATTACTATCTAACATCTGCATCTAGTTCTGGATACTTTGGACATGTATATGATAGGCAAAGTGGGTATGGTCAGTGGCAATATAATCAAAACAACTATACTATAACAGTTGAGAAAGGTGATGTAGTTCGTCTCAGTTTTAATGGTTTTACTAGTAATGAACCAATTTATATTAAGACACAAAATACAACTGGTACAGGTAACCAAGTTAATAGTGGTGTAACAAATCAAGGTGCTACCTCTGGATCTATTTACTTCTATACTGATACTAATTCAACAGGAACATATTATTATTGTTCTTCTGTTAGTGGTGGTGCTTCTGGAACCATTAATGTAGTTAATAAAGGATCCATATATAATCATCCACTTTATATTGTTACTCAAGGTGGAAGTACAGGTGGTACTAACCTATGGACTGGTAGTGGTGTTAATGGTGGTAATGTATGGTATCAAGGTGAGACACACAGTTTAATTAGTGGTGCTTACAGATATATTTGGTTTACTACTCAGTATAGTCAAGGTGGACAAACAATATACTATCAGTGTGGTGCTCATGCTGCTATGTACGGTGAGATAAACATTGCATCACCACCAGGAGCTATTAATCAACCAGGAAACTGGGCAGACTCTACAAGAAGAGGAGGAAGTCCTGATACTATACTATCTGCTACTAATCCTAGAGATATGTCAAAGATGATAGGTGCATGGAATATTTCCAACAATGGTAGGAGGTTCTCTCATAGTACAGATCTTAATACATTACAGACAGTACAGAATTTCCCTAGAACAAATACATTATTTCATAATTGATGCCTATATATTAATACATTAGTTGTATTATTATGGCAGCAAAAGAAGAGAAAAAGGCAACAGATGTTGTCGAAGATATTAAGAAAGAGGAGAAGAAAGGTATATTTGCTAGAGCAAAAGATGCTATTCTTCCCGACCCCGAAGAGCAAGCAGCAATCATCAGTACATTTGTCAGAATTACTGTGCTGGCCTGGTCTGGAGGCATCTTAACTTTAAACTATGTCGCCATACCTGGCGTTCCTCAACAGAAAATAGATCCGACATTTATAGCTTCAGTTTTTACAGGAGTTTTAGCTAGCTTTGGAATTCAGACAGCTAGTAAGAAGGGTGACGGTACTATGAAGATGGACAAGAATGGTAACGCTGTTAATGGTAACGGTGGTGCTCCTCCTGTCACAGCACAAGATATTGAAGCGATCATAGCGAAAGCTGGACCGACTCAAACAATTCGTATTGAACAAGCACCTCTTAAGATAGTTGGTGTATCCGATACTGATGACAAACCTTACAAATTATAATCATGAAATTTAAATTTAACGATATTGCTAACGCAATCAGTGTTATATCAGGAGTATCACTCGCTGGTATTATAGGTGTAGGAACATACATCTTTGTGAATAAAGATGCTATCATTGATGACATCAAAGATGCAGCAGTTGAGTCTGTTGTTGGTGGCATGGGTGCTGGTGCTCTGCCTATTGGTGCTCCTGACCTTGCACCTCCTGCTGATCAAGCATCTGCACCTCAAGGTCCTAGCATGGGTCTTCCGATTCCAGGATCACCTTTCTAATGGACTTGCAGAAGATCGCTTCAACTGGCACGGCAGTGACCGTGCTAGGGACTGGTGCGTTTATTGGTGGCAACCATGTTGTTGACCAACAAAGCGGTGGTCCTCAGAAGAGACAGGATGCACAGATAGAACAAATTAGACAGGTGGTTGCAGAAGAGTTGTACTTACAACTCAAAGATGCATTCCCACCTAAGACTGGTGGTGTCTCTGGTAGTGCAGATTCACCACCCTTGAACTATAGGCAACAAATAAAATGAAAAGTTTACCAATACCATTACTCACATTTTTAGCAGCACAAGTAGGTGCTGGTATCTGGTGGGGTGCTCAGATAGATGGTGCAGCAAGACATGCTGAAGAATTATCAGTAGAGAACAGGAGATATATTCAAGAGGTTGTAATCCCTTCCTATGAGATCAGTGATAGTTGGGACAACCCACACTATAATAACTGGGTCAAAGCAGGTGGTTGGAACGACTGATGGAGATTAGAGTCCCATTTATACCTAACGGTAACCAAGGGATCCCTAACATCACAGTGAATGGTACAGGAATTCCTTTGATACCTATGCAAGGTGGTGGGGTTCATGCTATAGGTGTGCGTCAAAGTTTTGTTGCAGACATAAGGAATGTTAATATACATGAGACACGTGACTGGTTATCAAATCCACCTCAAGCAGTTCCAGTATCTGTACCTGTAACAGTACTTGCTGGTACACCTATTGTTGATATGCCTGGTTGTGTAACAGTACACAAAGAGAATGCTAAGAAGGATCCATCTACTAATAAGAATCTAGTTAACGATGATCCTAAAGGACAGACCACACTCTGTGATGCTGGTATGCCCTACTACCAACCACCTGATTATGATTATAGAGAATTATTCTGGCAGACAATCTATACAGAAGAAGAAGAGGTTGATGAAGGTGTTGAGGCATCAGAGTCAGAACCTATAGATGCACCTGCACCACCTCCACCACCCCCTGCTGGAGGTGAGACTGTTGAAGAGGTAGAATGTCCTCCTCTTAATGCTAGACGCATTGGAGACCTGAATCAGGCAGGTACTGAGAAGATCAAAGAATATAAATTGACAGTTGATGGTAAGAGATGTGAAACCATATGGGAACCTGTTCCACAAATAGAGCAATATCTACCATCGGTGGGTCTCGTAACAACAACTGCGACAATCGCTACGGTTGCGACTGCATCCGCCCTATTTGCCAAACCCCTAGCTGATCTGCTCCTGAAAGTTGTGAAGCCTGTTGTGAAGAAGGCGATTGCGAAAGTTCAGAAACTTCTTGGGAAGAAAGAGGAACGCCGTCCGAATTTACAGGAGAGGCAGACTGAGAAGTATCGAGAGAAGAAGGGTCTACCTCCACTGAAGAAGAAGAAGTAGAAGGATCCTTAAACTCTGGTTGTGGGAACGAATGAGTGTGTGGTTTGATAGTACCACCTGGATTTGTTACTACAACGTCAGCACATATAGATGCATAAGGTGACTTAGGATGGAACATGATTCCTGCCTTGAGGAGCTCACCACAATTTTTTAATCTTGCGATCTCAAAGTCTAATCTTTTGTTAGCAGTGGCTTGATTGACTGCTGCTATCTGTGAGGATGCTGCTTCAGAACATTTCTTTTGCATACCCCTGTTGAGTGGTATTGAAAGTGTAGCAGATAGACCTACGTTAAAGGATTGGTTTGCTCTCATGTCTGTACGTACAGGTTTGTACCATGATGGAGTCATGCTACCACCAGTATCAACTATATCTGGTACACCATTAGGACTATCAATGTCTTGGACGATACTTATGTCAGACCCATCAGGAAACCATCGTACTGTGTCTCCATTCTCATCTGTGTATGTTCTATCATCATACCATTCTTCCCAAGGATAATTCTTGACAGTAACATAGGTAGGAACCATCTTACCTGTAGTATCAGTGACATTATATTGTGGTTCATTATAATAATCTTCCCAAGGATCCTTTCTTGAGTCAGCAAACTGTAGGTATGGTGTCATATTAAGGGTCGTACCCTGACACGACACACCACCACCGTAGGTGTTAGTTACATATGGACCTTGTAAAACCTGTATTGCCTGGTTCGTGACCGAGCCCGAACTATTGGCTATAGGATTTGCAGTAGCACTTACACCACCAACACCTTGTGCTAAGGCTTTCATTGGTAGTAAAGAATTAAGACCGAGAAGTGCTGCGGCTATTGCGTAAACACGCTTGTTGTGTCTGTGACCGACTGGATTGTGGTGACTCTTTGTATGAGGGTCTGGTTGGTCATCCCTGGTCCTTGATATGACTGGGTAAATTGAAACGCTGCGCCTGGAGTTGTCATTGTGTAGTTGCTTTGGCTCGAGAAGTCCAATGCATCGTGAGAAGATGTTACGCTTCCCGATACCATGTCTCCATTGGTTCCGATGCTTGGTGCTACTGTCACTGTTGAGGTGTTGACGTTGGGGTTTAAAGCCTCTCCATTGTTGGAGACCCCTACACCTGTCACTGAATATTCCCATCCTGTACGATAATCAATTGAATTTATTGTCTCCGTGACTGTAGATTCAGTCTCGGTATGACTAGTCATCGAGCCCTGCTGAAAGTTGGGGACCACTGGTACAGCAAGGGTTCTCGACGGAATTAATAATACAAATAGGAGGATAAACTTCTTCATCCTTAATCACCTATCGTATTGAAAGCTCAGTTACGAATTGAGTCGTAGCTGATGTATTAGCTCCACCTGCTGCTACACTAGCAAAGGTGTGACTATTAGATGTTTGACCAGCTAAAGATCCAACGGTTCCACCAGCAGTGGAAGACATGTTACCATAGTTATTAACTGCACCAACAGTCGGAGCACTAGTAGCAAGAGCATCGCCTTGAGTATAGCTCTGAGCAAAGCTGAATGCAGATCCTGCAACTTTCTGTTCTGCTACAACTACACCAGGCGTATAAACACCTGAAGTTATAACACCAGATGATACCTGATCGGCAGCAGCACTACCACCAGACGGTGTAATAGATGTATCCACACCACTACCACTAACGGCATACGATGATCCGATTCTATTAGTAGATGTATGTGCTCCACCTACGCTAAGCTGTACACTAGAAGCAAATCTTGATGTAATATCTGCCCTCACTGGGTTTGCTAATACAACAGCACTAGCAAGCATAATAAAGGGAATAATTTTTTTCATAAGAATCCACAATATCCTTCCAGTATTTATACTTCTTTACAGTGTTTGCTTTGATACCGTTTAATTAGTGGATCTTATGCAACCCTTTAGCATATCTTATGGAGGTTGTGGTGTCCGTACAATTACTTAGTTGACAGAATTTTATCTTTGCTATATAATTATGTTACACAAGTTTACAAAAGGAGACAAAAGTTTACATGACTTCATCAACTGTTGATAAGTATACAACTACTGAGTATGGCAAGCAGAATATGTTTGCTGCTGAACCACAACCTTGGATTGATGAGAATTCATCTTACGAAGGTTATGCTAAGAATGCTGAGAAAACCAATGGTCGTTGGGCTATGATTGGTTTCATTGCATTACTTGGTTCGTATATCACTACTGGTCAAATCATTCCAGGTGTATTTTAATGACATCAGCAACAACAAAGATCCAATCCTATTGGAAGGAAGCAGAACAAACTAATGGTCGCCTTGCGATGATGGGTTTGGTAATAGCAGTCCTTAACTATGGATTCACTGGCTGGATTATTCCAGGCATTTTTTAAGACCAGACAGGTCTCTTACAATTCTACCCCTATTAATCTAAGAACAATGAACGAAAACGCAGAACTACAGAACGGACGCTGGGCCATGATTGGTTTCCTAGCAGCACTAGGTGCTTACGCAGCAACTGGTAACATCATACCTGGTATATTCTAATGACACCAGAAGCAGAAAAGTTTAACGGATGGATGGCCATGCTAGGTTTCGTAGCAGCAATGGGTGCATACATCACAACAGGTCAAATTATTCCAGGTATTTTCTAATGAACAACAAACAAATCTTTCTAAGAGCAAACGGCAGAGCAGCAATGATTGGATTCATAGTTCTCTGTGCATCATACGCAACAACTGGCAACCTTATTCCTGGTATCATCTAATGACAAAGCAAACAACTAAAACAGAAGAGAAGGTAGATTTTTCTATCGCTGAGAAATGGAATGGT